CGACGCCAACTTCTCCAGCACGGTCACCACCGCATTGGGCAACCGCCTGCGATTCGATGCGGCGCAGACGCTGGACTCCACGCAGAAGGCCCAAGGCAATACAAACCTCGGCTCCGTATCGCTGGCGCAGTTCGGCGACCCAGCCATTGACCTTCGCGCCGTGGTTGCTGCCGGACTTGCGTAATGGCCTTCACTGATGAGTTGGCGCTGGCGCTGGAAGATGTGACGGCGGCGATCAAGGCGGCCTCCACAACCATCCCGTACAAGCAGATCACTGCCGATTACACGCTGGTGCCTGGTGACGCGGGCTGCCGGCTTGGTGTCGATGGCGCCACGCTGATCACGATCACCGTCGACGCATCCGTGTTCGAGGCGGATAAGGCGGTGCTGGTGTTCCGTGAAGGCGCGGGTGCAGTGACCATCGCGCCGGCATCGGGCACGACATTCCGCACGGCCGCAGCTACGACCAAGCTCGGACCGCAGTACTCACTCGCAACCGTCATCTTCAAGTCATCCACCGTCGCCGACATCAACGGCGAGCTTGCCGCATCCTGAGGTAACCCATGTCCTACGCCACCGTTTCGATCATCGCCCAAGACCCCGACATCGCCGCCCGCGTGCGTGGCTGCATCGCCTCCGAAGTCATGGCCAACCAGTACATGTCCATGTCCATCCTGCGCCAGCGCCTTGATCTGTCGGCCGCCATGTGGCTGCTTGCTGCATCCGCAGGCTGGGCCGCAGCTTGGGAGTCGGCATTGGCTGCTGACCGCACAGGCAACCCGCTGACCATTGGCGCCGATCCAGGGGTGATTACCGACGGCATGATCCTTTCGGCAGTGCAGGCGCTGCGGCCGTGAGCGCACTGATGATGGCGATTTCGGCCACGCTGCATCCTGCGGTGGCGAGCGTGCCGGCATCCGGTCCAGTACAGGAAATGACCGCGCTGTACGGCGCAGTCAACTCCTGGACAGTGACGTTCCCGCAGAAGGCCACGGCCGGCAACATCCTGCTGATCAACATCCATTCGTTGGTGGCCGTGAATACCCCAGCGGGCTGGACCTTGGCCGCTGCCGGATCGACGACCGGCGCCGGCATGTTCGTGTTCAAGCGCACGTCAGACGGCACCGAAACCAGTGTGGCGATGAGCACGACAGGCGCTACCACGGGGCGCATATCCGCTGCGATGCAGGAATGGCACGGCACGATCGCCGGGACAACGACCACTGACCTGGCGTCGCCGGCGGGCGGCACAATCTCGTCGGGACCGTCCAATGCTCCACCTTCGGCGACGGCCATCTCCGTCATGTTCACAAACGTCGGTTACCAAAACGTCGGCGCGATGACCTACGACTCCCCGTGGTCCGGTACCCCGGAAACCGTTACGCCGGACGGCGTTTCGTACCTCGCCACCGTGGCATGGCGGCCGGCACCGAACGCTGCGGTGACCCTCACCGGGACGCGGAAGACGCCGACGAATACCAACGTCAGCGGCTGGGTGCGCTGGCTCAACGTGTGGATTGAGCCGGCATGAAGATCACGATTGCGCACGACCTCAAGGCTGGCACGTACAGCTCAGACGACGCGCGGATCACGCTCGACGCGGGTTCCGGCACCGACGCGGAGCTGACGCTCGACTTCCAGTTTGCTGCGCCGCCTGTTGTCGATCCGCCTGATGATCCTGAGCCACCGAAGGACCCGCCGGTTGATCCGCCAAAAGACCCCGATCCTCCGGTTGATCCCCCCGTCGACCCGCCGAAGGACCCGCCTCCGCCGACGCCCATACCAGACGTCCCAGCCAACGACAACGATAGCCATGTCATCGTGCTGACCGTCGTCGATGGTGCGGGCCACGAATGGGCAGCGCGTGCGGTGGTCGGCAACGATCTGGCAGCCGCTGCACAGTACCTCGCGCTCGCCGACGCGGCGGGCATCCCGCATCCCGGCCTGACCGCGTGGTTCTACGCCGATTGCGTGGAAGTGGGTGCAACACGCCTCGACAATGCCTACGACTACATCAACTGCAAGACGGTGACGGTCACGTACGACGGCCAGCCCGCGCCTGTGCCGCCGAGCAGCAAAGCGGACGGTACGTTCGACTTCTGGCGCGGCTGTCGCTCGCCGGCCATCCGCTACGGCAAGCAAGTGGGCTGGAGCGCGGACGGGATCGACTGGTCACTGCTGCCCAGCTATGCGCTCGACCCACAGGTACCGTGGGATGACTCCAAAAAGGATTACAGCTTCAACGGCTACGGCAATTGCACGACGTGGACGATGGGCCAGGGCGGTTCGCGCCCGGACATCGGCTACATGCCTACCTGGAATATGGCGTTTCTGTGCAATCCGAGTGACGCGACGTGGGCGGTGGTGCGTCGCACCGAGGATCACATCGGCGGCTGGGGCGGCGTGTACTTTAGCGACCCGGAAACCGGCCGCATCGTGGACATCCACAAATACCCGAACACGACGACATTGCCGCAGGCGCAAGTGAGCAGCTACAAGAACAATGCCCTGGTGCCGTACCTGGGCAGTTACGATGGCGACACGCTGATCCCGGCCAAGGGTGCGCCGAAGTCATGGAGCACGACCGCATCGCCGATGGTCCCTGACAGCGATCACCTGACCGGGTATGCGCTGCTGGCGGCGATGGTCACCGGCACCGCGCGTGACCGCGACCATGCGTCGTTCTGGGGCAACTACACGCTGATCGGCATCGGTCCGCAATACACCGCCGCGGGCGGTTGCGCCATGGGCGCCCAGCGTCGGTTTGCCTGGTGCTTGCGCACGCTGTTCATGGCGTCGTATGTCAGTTCGGACCGCCAGTACTTCGCGGATGAGGTGGCGCGCAATTTGCCGATTGCGCTGGCCGCCGCGACCAACCCGTTCGGCATCTACGACGTGATGGCGACGTACCCGCGCGATCCTGCCGACGCCGACGGCTACCGTGGCATGGCGACGTGGCAGCAGTTCTATCTGTCCATCGTCGTGAGTGCCGTCGCGCGCAAGAATCCCGAGTGGCTGCCGTTCGCCCAGTTCCTCGCGAAGTTCATCCGGACCTGGCACGAGTACCCGTTCTATTTCTGCATGACGACGTACTTCCTGATGTGCTTCGAGCCGGACACCAAGACGCGCATGACCGACTTTCGCGCCATGGTCAACATGTCAATGACGCAAAACGGGTACTCGCAAGCCACCGCTGATGCGATCACGCAGGCGTCGACGGTTGAGGAAGCCTTCGCGGCGTTCCAGGCTGCGGCCACCGATTATGACGGCAAGTGCGTCGACGGCAGCGCCGACTACCTGGGCACGATCCACGATCCCGAGGCGTACCCGGCCATGGCGGATGCCGCTACCGCGTGCGCGCTGGACAGCGGGCTGGAAGGCATGGACGTGGTGCGGCAGCGGTATCTGGCACTCCCGACCCGGCCCAACTACAGCCGCGATCAGATTTTCCACATCGTGCCGAGGGCGGCGTAGTGGCTGAGTTCGCCGAAGTCCACGGCCTGGAAGAAACGCTCAAGGCCCTGCGCGCGCTGCCCAAGGCGATCAGCGGCAAAGGTGGTGGCCCTCTGCGCAAGGCGCTGTTCGCCGCGGCCAAGGTGGTCAAGGCCGAAGTGAAGCAATCGACGCCGGTCCGCTCCGGTCTGCTGCGCGACTCAATCGCGACGTTTCGTGACCGCAAGCCTGAAAGCATCGGCGCCGCGGAGCACTACACCGTCGGCATCCGCAAGCAGCGCAAGAAGTACCGCGAGAACTATCGGAACGCGCGACTCGGCCGCATCGGGAAGAGCTATAGCACGGCAGGTGCCGCGTACTACGGCAAATTCGTGGAGTTCGGCACGTCCAAGATGGCGAAGCATCCTTTCATGCGTCCGGCATTCGAGTCGAGCAAGCAACCCGCGCTGACGGCGTTTGAGAACGCGATGCGCAAGGAAGTCGGCAAGGCTGTCGAGCAGGCGAAACGCGGATGAACCCAAGCGTCTACCCACTGCTGTCCGGCAGCGCGGCGCTGACGGCGCTGATTGCCGACAGGCTGTGGCCGGTCACTGCGCCGCAAGACACCGCGCGCCCGTACCTGGTGTGGACGCCTGTCGGCATCAGTACCGAGCAATATTTCGCCAACCCGGATGACGTCGATTACGACCGCGTGTCGATCGACTGCTGGGCCGACGACTTTGCCGCAGCCGACGCAATGGCACGTGCCGCACGCGCCGCGCTGAGCGGTCACGGCTACCTGGTCAGCGGCTTCAGCGACTACGAGGACGACACCAAGCTGTATCGCGTGACCTTCGACTGGTCGTTTGTGACGACTCCATCCTGACGAAATCCTGACCCCGGCGCGCACGCTGGAGCGATGGACATGACCCGCCCTTGTGGCGGTTTTTTTGTGCGCAAAGAAAGCCAACCACGAGGAATCAAGCAATGGGCAAGATCAAAACTCAAGGTACTGACCTGTACGCGGTCAATGCCGCGACCACGGCCGCCAAGTTGGCGTGCATTACCGCGTTCAGTGGCCTCGGCGGGGCTCGCGGGCAGATCGACGTGTCGTGCTTCAGCTCCACGGAAATGGAGGTTGAGGG